CGCCGCTTCTGCGTGACCGCGCGCAGGAGCTGCTCCATCTGCGCGGCGTTGCTCTGCGACATCTGCCCGATGGAGGCCGAAAGGCCGTCGAGCTGCATCACAGGGTTCACCTTCTGCACGACCGCCATCATGTCGGCGATCTGCTGGTACTGCGCCGCGACCTGGTCGAACTTGGCCTGCATCTCGACCTTCTGCAGCTCGACCGTCGCCTTGAGCGCAGCCACCTTCTCGTCCGAAGCCGCCTCGAATGCCGCGATGCGCTCGTTCGACTTGATCTTCTCGGCCTCGAGCTTGAGCTTCTCGAGCTCGGGGTTCGGCGGCGGAGGCGGCGGGTTCAGAAGCTGCTGCTGCATCGCCGCGACCGCTTGGTCGAGAACGCCCTCGATCTCGCTCGAGACGCGGAACTTCGCGACCGCCCATTGCATGAGACGCAGCAGGAAGGGGCCTGCGCCGGGCGTCGATTGCGCCACCGGCGCGACCTGTGAGATGAACGCGCCCAAGCCCTGCATGAACTGGACTGCTGCGTCTCGCTCGGCGGCCCAGTCCATCGCCGCCATGCTGTCGGCCTCGACGCTGATGCGATACTCGGCCAACTCGGTGTTCTTGATGAGGTCGATCGCCGCCATCGCCACCGCCGCATCCGGCGTGCGCTCGATGTTCGAGGCGCGCACGATGGTCTCGGGCTGCCAGTGCTTGGCGATGATTTCCGCCTTGATGCGCAGCGCGTGCGTGATCCACTCGGCGATGTAGAACTGCGAGAGCTGCATGCGCGTCGAGCCGAACTGCGCCTTGATCTGCTGCGCAGCCGCGGTCTCCGAAGCGCGCGATGCGCCGCGCATGATGTCCGAGATGCCAAGCACCTCGTAGATCTGCTGCGTCTTGTCCGCGCGGTACTGCCGCAGCCGGTCGATGCAGTTGACCACCGCCTCGATCGGCACGAACTCCATCTTGCCCTTGATGCCACCGCCCTCGGCGAACATCGCCCAGTTGTCCACCGGGATGAGCTGGTTCTCGCCGGCCTGCAGGAGCACGCGGCCGACCGAATCGCCCGCGCTCTTGTCGTAGACGCCGACCACCTTCGCCGCGCGCGTGAGCCAGGTGATGCGCGTGTTGATCTCGTCGAGTTCCTTGAACTGGTCCTGCGCGAAGATGTAGTCCGCGCGCGGGATGAAGTTGCTCGAGGTGACGTTCGCCGCCAAGGGCTTCGGGCAGGGGAAGAAGTTCTCGAGCCCGAGCGGGTCGTCCTTGTAGTCGAGGATGGTGTCCATCCCCTTGGCGAACCAGTAGACCTTGCGGTTCTCCTTGCACCAGATCTCGAAGACCTCGGCACGCGCCCACGGGTCGTTCTTGACCTGCGGCTCGCCCTGCTTCGACTGCCGGCGCACCATCGGCACGACCTTGGCGATCTCGGGGCCGAAGCGCGCCTCGAGCTGCTCGCGCGTCATGTACACGCGCCGCGCCACCCAGCGCACCTCGCCCCATGTGCGCGCGGGGGAGTAGAGGAAATCCTTCCAGAAGACGTAATCGCAAGGCGCGTCCTCGGCGACGATGCGCTCGACCGTCTGCGCCGGGGCGATCTCGACGCCCGAGAGCGGGTCGAACTGCGCCGGGACCTCCTCGAGCGCGGTCTCGACCTCGTAGCGCAGCCACACCTGACCCGCGCCGACCACCAGCCAGTCCTCGATGCCCTGCCGCACCGCGGCGTCCCACGCCGAGATGTTGTCGTCGAAGGACTTGTTCAGCAGGCGCTGCAGGATCTGCCCCGCCACGCGCGCCTGGTCGTCATCCGAGTCCTGGAACGCGCGCGACACCGAGGCCTTCGGCGGCCGGGCGTAGAGCATCGAGAGCAGAACCTTCACCGTGGACCAGAACAGGTTCACGCGCGACTCTTCGCGCCCCCAGTCGTCGCGCTTGTCGAGATACCGCTCGACGATCTTGTCGCCGTCCTCGTGGAACTTGGTCAGCTCCTTGACCGCCGCCTCGATCTCAGTGCTCCAACGCCGCGCCATGCCGCCCGGCGTGTCGGCGAAGTCCTTGGAGGTCTCGATGCGCTCGGAGCTTTCCATCAACCCACCCGTCCGCTGTGGCGCGGCCTGCAGTCCCAGATGTCATCCAACGTGAACCCGTAGTGCTCGCCACTACGCGGTGCGATTTTAGCACCACCACTTGACAAATTACCAGAAACGGGTCTCGCGGCAAGCGCGAGGTAGCGAAAAGCGTCCGAGGCGTGGCTGTGCTGGTCGTGCTTCGGGCGGTTGCGGAAGGTCTGCGTCCGCTCGTCCCACTCGCGCATGTACGCCCGCAGGTGCTCGACGCCGGCATAGGTCGCCTTCTCGTCGAAGTAGCACTTCGGGATGGTCAGACGCGCAGCCTCGATGCCGTCCTGCAGGCTGAGCTCGGGCACGATCCGCGGCGTGATGCCCGCGTGCAGGAACTGCTCGATGATGGACTTGCCCGTCTGCAGGCTCTTCGCCCGCGCATCGTGCGGCAGCCACACCGTGCCGACCTTGTACGGCCGGCTCTTCACCCAGTCGATGTAATGGCCGATGGCCTGACCGTCCGCCTCGTAGAACTCGACCACCCGGTGCCCATCCGGCCCCGTCTGCCAACCCCACCACGAGCAGGAATCCGTGTAGCCCAAGTCGGCCACAAGGTCCACCGGGAACGCAGGGTCGATCGGGAAGTCCCCCACCCGCCCCTGCTCATACGCCTCGCCCAGCTGCTTCGCGAAGTACGCGCCCGGCACCGAAGCGTCGAAGCTGACCTCGTACTCGATCGCGAAGGTCTCCTCGGTCATCTGCGCGCGCGCCGCTGCAAGCTCGCCCTCCGGCAAGATGCCCGTCTTGCTCGCAGGCAGCTCGAGCAGCAGGTGCGTGCCGGGGTTCAGCCGCGCCTCTTCGCGCAGCTGCCAGAAGAAGTTCTTGCCCGCTGGCGTGCCCGCCCAGATCGCGCTGCCCTGCCGGTCCGAGAGCGCCGGGCGCACGACCGAGTACCAGGTGCTCGGGCGCATCTGCCCGACCTCGTCCATCACCACCGCGTCGAGGTAGAGGCCGCGCAAGCTGTCGGGGTTGTCACTGCCGCCGCAGTAGATCGTGGCGTAGTCGCCCGGCCGACTCGTGCGCATCGTGATCTTGAGCTCGCTCTCGTTCGGCGGTTTCGCCCAGAGCGGCTTCGTCAGATCCTTCAAGTACTGCCAGGCGACCTTCTTCGCCTGCTCGCGGAACGGCGCAAGGTAAGCCACCTGCGGTTTCGGGTGCGGGCACTCGAGCGCGCTGATGACCAGGTCCGCACACATCGCCACCGTCTTGCCCGCACGCCGGTGCGCCACCACGCACGCCCAGCGCGTCGCGCGGTTGTGCAGCTCGAGGAACACCTCGCGCGGGCGGTAGGTGTTGATCGTGATAGGCCCGGCAGCGGCGATGTCCTCGTCAGGCGGTTGCATTTATCTCAACACCTCGAAATCGGTATTGGCGAGAGAGGGGAAGGGAACCCTTACTCCGACCCACCCCCCGCCTGCCGTTCGAGGGGGGGTGGGGGGTCGGCAGGGAGTTGCACGGCCGCAACGTGTGGCTCGGGCGCGACGGATGACGCGGCCTCGGGCACCTCGAGCACGCGCATCGGGTCATCAACCCGAAGGTCTTGCGTCAATTCCATCGCAGGCTCAACGACTTGCGCGTCGATGGCTTGCGGTTGTGTACGCCGGTGTGTACTGACCACCCCCCGACCGGCCAACCACGGCAGCTGCACCGTCACCTGGTCAACCGTCGCGTGGATCTGCGCCGGTACCACCTTGGCGACGAGGCCGGCGAAGATCTTGCGGTCTTCGACGCCCCCTGTGGCGCGGTCTACGAGCCACCCGGCCAGCCCCTCGGGGTGACATGCCCCCGGCTTGCAGGCGAGCTCGATGGCCTCCCTGATCGTCTGGTGCACGCGGTTCGGCACGCCCTTCGGCCGACCGGCTGGGTTGCCGCTCTGGCCGGGCTTGAACGACGCCCGCGTGGCGCGGCGCCGGGCTGGCGGCTGCTCTGGTGGTGTAGTCTGCTGCAACTCCATAGCGGTGCGATTCTGTCACCGCGTGGCGGTCACCGCAAGGCCGTCACCCTCGACGCCGCCAGACGAGCTCGGCGACGAGCCACCCGGCATGCGCGACCGCCCACAGCCAGTACGCGAGAAAGCCGGTCACGAAGGCGAGCGCGGCGAGTGCGATCGCTCCCCCCAAAAGCCATGCCAGAGCGAGCGCAAAAAGTTCCATCTTCGGGTCCTCCTGGACGTGTGTCTGGGGCCATTCTGCCCTACCTCGAGATTCTGCAGGAATTTGCGCGCGCTCGCCCCCACACCCCTAGGGAGCAGGAGCAAGCGCAAACGCAAGGCAGCGCCCCCCGTTATACGGGGGGGGCGCCGCTCATTGCGACCGCATGCGAGCGCATAGGCGAGAGCATAGCGAGCGCAAGCGGGCGCAGCCGCCCGAAACTGTGCGCCTTCCCTCACCGTCCGCAGAGTGGATGCGTTGCGATATTCTCATTGCGTAACGTGCGCCGCATCACACAGAATCCGTCCCATGCCCGCCATGGTGGCGGGTCAGGGAGGAGGACCGCGATGACTGGACTGGTGATTGCTTCGTACCGCCCCGAGCCCCCGCGCTCGCGGCAGGCCGCGCCGATCGTGCGCTACGGCCTCGACTTGAACGTGCTCGGCAACCGGGTGGGCTGCGACGTGGTCACGGCCGCGTTCGTGCTGCTCGCGCTGCTCGAGGCCGGGCACTACCAGGCGCGCCTGAGTGCGCTCACCGAGGCTGAGATCGACGCGGGGCTCGCCCGTGCGCTTGAGCGCATGGAAGCTTTGGCGGTGCCGTTGTGACTTTCGCAGCAAGTGGCGAGTACAGCATGAGCGCCGCGCGCGTGGCTGCCCTTCGGGAAGCGGTCGAGCGTGCGGACATCTTGGCCGCCGTGCAGGCGCGCCTCATCGACAACCAGCAGAAGGTCATCGAGCTCTACGAACGCCGCATCGCGGTGCTCGAGGGCGAGGTGGCCGAGTTCAAGACCTACAAGGGGATGGAACCGTGAGCCGCCTCCTCATCATGGCCTGCTCGGCCACGAAGTCCTCGCAGGCGCTGCCCGTGCCGGCCGTGGACCGCTACGCGGGGCCGGTGTGGCAGACCCTTAAGACTGCGGACCCGACCGGCGCGCTGGCGCACGTCACGGTGCTGTCTGCCGAGCACGGCTGGATTGATGGCTCCGCGCCCATCTGCCGGTACAACCGCAAGATGGACAACGTGCGCGGCCGTGAGCTCATCGCGCGCGGCGTGACGCCCGAGACGCTGGCGATGCTCGTCGAGGCCACGAGCTGCGGCCGGCGGCCGTTCTCCGAGGTCTGCATCGTCGGCGGCCACTACTACCAGGCAGTCGCGCGCGAGCTGCTGCAGCTGACCATCAACCACAGCGGCAACGAGTTCTTCACCGCCGACGTCCGCGTCGTCGAGATCTGCGACCAGATCGGATACATGCGCCAGCAGCTGCGCGCGTGGCTCGAGCAAGGCCAGTTGCAGCAGGTGGCCGCATGAGCGCCCTCGACATCGTCTACGTCGCCGTGGTGACGCTCGGCATGGCGCTCTTCTTCGGCGGCATCGTTGTCTGGATGTTCACGCGCCCGGCTCCGTGGAAGTGGCAGACCGACAAGCGTGAGCGGCTGCCGGAGCCGAACTGCCGCGCCAAGGTCGTTCGGCCGTGGGGGGTGCCATGAGCGAGGACGCACTGGCTTGGGGCGCCGCACTGGCAAGCCTCCCTCCCCCGCCGCCGCGGGTGTCAGTCGAGCTCGACGGCCTCTCGCTCGGCGAGCTGCTGGCCGCGCTCAAGTTCACCGGCATCGTGGCATCGAACCGTGACGGCGCGGTGGTGCTGCACCGTGCGCCGAAGGCGGTGCGGCCGTGAGCGCGCACACCAAGACCTGCCGGGTCTGCGGCCAGGACAGGGACCTGCGCGACTTCCGCACCGTCGGCCGCGGCTACAGCAAGACGTGCACGGGCTGCGAGGGCGGCGATGAACCGGCCACAGAACCGGCCACGGACCCTGATCCGATGCTCGCCATCAAGCCCGGCTACGAGCTGCGGGTTTGGGTGGATGGCGACGGCGACCTTGTGCTCGCGCAGAGCGGCGAGGTCGAGTCGCGCATCTACCTCGCCCCGCACCAGGTGCCGCAGCTCGCCCAGTTCCTCAACCCTGCCAAGGAGGCCACGCCATGAGCGCCCCTGCCCTGATGTTGGAGATCCGCGCGCGCGCCGAGTTCTCGACCATCGAGACGAAGCTCGACGAGTTCACCGATGCGACCGAGTGCGTGCGTGCGTTCGTGAACGTGTTGCGCGGGCTCGAGTTCGCCGATGAGAGCATCAAGAGCGCGCTCGAGGAGGTGCGGCGTGGGCTGGGCTAACCTGGGCTCGCTCGTCGAGCTGCTGCTCGTGATCGTGCTGTCCGTGTATGCGCTGGTGGGCGTTTCGACGCTTGCGGTACTGGCGGCCCTGCTGTGGAGGGACCGCAAGTGACGTTGCACACGCACGCGGGGCCGCTGCCTGCCCATCAGTACGTCTGGATCGACGCCGATGCCATCGGCAAGCACGAGCCGCTGCGCGCGGTCTGGTTCGGCCTCACGTCGTGGCCCGGCCGCGCGTTCGGCTGCCATGTGCTGCTCGAGTGCGGCGCGGTGTACCGCAACGTCCCGCTGCATCAGCTCGCTGCGGTCAAGGACGCCCCGCCCTGGGAGCCGTGGCAGGCCGCGACCTGGGACGCCTACGGGTGGCAGTTCACGACCCTCGAATATCCGTACCTCTCCTCCATGAATGCGCGGGTGCGGCTGCAGGACGGCGCCGAGCACGCCGGCATGTACCTCTTCACCTTGGCGCCGGTCGGCGATGCGTTCAGCGCCTCGCCGGCGCAGAGCAAGGAGTTCTACTTCCTGCAGCTCGAGAACGGCCGGTACACGGCGCAGCCCACCAACCAAGTGCTGATCGACGATCGCAGCTGGGTGGACGAGCTCAAGTGGCCGACGTTCCTCAAGCGCCAGCGCGACTGGCACAGCGCGGAGGACCGGGAGTGAGCCTGCAGGATCGCGGCCTGCGCCCGGTCGCGGAGCTCGCCGCCGAGCGCCCGCACGGGCATCGGTTGCGGTATCTCGCGGGGTGCCGGTGCTTCTACTGCCGCCGGTCGAATTCGGATTACGAGCGCGGGCGTGCTGCAGCGCGGGCGGCGGGCGATTGGAACGGCATCGTGGACGCTGCCCTGGCGCGGCGGCACATCCTCGCGCTGTCCCGCAGGGGCGTCGGTCGCCGGATGGTGGCGGCGGCGTCGGATGTGGCGCTGTCCGTGATTGCCGACGTTCGCGCCGGCCGCAAGCTGCGCATCCGTGCGCGCACCGAGCGCCGGATCTTGGCGGTGACACCGGCCTGCGCGGGCGACGCTGCGCTCGTGCCGGCGGGGCCGACGTGGGAACGGATCGAGTGGCTGCTCGATGAGGGCTTCACCAAGGGGCGCATCGCGCTCGAGCTCGGGCGCAAGACGCGGGCGCTGCAGCTGAATCGGGAATGGGTGACGGCGCGGAACGCCGCTGCCGTCGAGGCATTGGTGCGGAGGTACCAGGCATGACCATCGAACTCGACGACTGGGACAAGGCGTGGCTGGCCCAGCAGCACACGCCGGAGGAGTGGCGGCGGGAGTGCGAGTCTGCCCTGCTGCGCTGCGCGGCGTACTCGGCGCGGATCGACCGTCTCGAGGCCGAGCTCGAGCAGTTGCGCGGGCAGCGTGCCGGGTGCAGGTATCCCGCTTGCCTGGACGGCGGCGGGCGGTGCCAGGCGATGTTTAAGGGCGAGTGTTCGGGACCTAATCAGAGGAGGACGACGATATGAGCACGATCAACGACGGCGGGCAGGCGTTTCCGGCAGGGAATCCGACGCACGGCGGTCACGAAGGCATGACCCTGCGCGACTGGTTCGCGGGGCAGGCGTTGGCGGGGATGATCAGCGGCCTCGATGCTAAAAGCGAGGGGTCACAGGCAATCAAACCGATTGCCGAAGCCGCCTACGACTTTGCCGACGCCATGCTAAAGGCGCGGGAGGTGAAGCCGTGAGCGAACAATTCACCCGTGGGGATGTCGTGTCACTGCTGCTTGAGGTGATGGACTGGACCTACGTCAAAGCTCACCGCGAAACGCCGATGAGCGAAGCAGAGAAGAAGGTCCTGGATGAGGTCCGCGCCGCGCTCGCGGAGCCGAAAAAGGAACGGGCCGAGACTGGCATCCCGGCCCAAGGAGAGATCGAGGTCTCAACGGGCGAAGCATACCCCACCCCGCAGCAGGACGCCAAGCGGGAGCCGTACACCCTCGCTGAATTGTTTGCCCAGTTCGCCGCGAAACAGAGGCCGCTAGACGCTGATATGGCGGCAATCATAAACGCAAACCTCGACAGCCTGTACATCACGGATGAACCCGCAGCCGCGCTCGCGGAGCCGACCGCCAAGCGGGAGCCTGCGACGCATGGGGAGATAAGCGAGAAATTTTATAACGCCGGTTCTGACCGATACTACCGGCAAGCCGATTATAGACTCGGATGGCGCGCCGCCGAGCGGCACCACGGGATCGGGGGGAGCAAATGAGCGAGCGCATGAGGCTGCTCCGGCTGCTGCGAGAGCGACACGATCTGCTGCGCGACGTGCGCGACGCCCTGCGGCGGCTCGACCCCGCCTGGTGCGTGCTGCACGGGAAGGAGCAGCTGGCCGAATGGGAGCTCGACGACCTTCTCGAGCGCGTCGAGGATGCCGTGGAGGATGGCGATGGAACGCCCTCCTGACTTCGGCCCGCTGATCCGGCTGCTGCGCGACGCCGCGATCGTGTGCGCCGCGCTGCTCGGCGTCGGCTGGGGCATCCTTGCCCTGATCTCTTAACGCTCCCAGGCCGGCGCCGCTTCCTCGAGCCCGGCGGCCGTCATCGCGATGGCCTCGAAGCGCTTGCGGTTCTTCTCGTAGGACGTCACCTCGATCAGCCCCTCGCGCTGCATGTCGAACAGCATCGACCAGAAGTCGCGCCGGTCGATGGCCGGGAAGTTCTTCGACCCCGAGAGCACTATCCACGCGCTGTTGTTCGCGGTCTTGCTGAGGGACACCCGCTGCCCGGCCTGCACGGTCGCCGCGAGCAGTTTGAGAATCGCACCGCGATTAGAACTTCGCAACACGTTGCGCGCAGCTGCGGAGGCGGTGACCTCGCCGAATCGCTTAAAGACGCGCGCGCCGGTGTCGAACTCGAGCCGGATCGGCGGCTGCAGGGCGCCGAAGTTGCACTTCTCGTGGCGCAGTACGACGGCGTCCTCTTCGCGGGTCATCGCCCAGCGCGAGCGCGCCGAGTTGTTCCAGGCGGTCGAGCCCGAGAAGGTCGAGTTGGTGTCCGCGCCTGCGCCCATGCGCACCGAGGCCTTGTCAACGT